AAATGGCACTCCTGATAAAAGAGGACGTGTTGCTGTTGGAGCTATTGCAAATGTTCCTCCAGTGGGAGTGGGATTAGATGCTGCTGTAAATCCAGCAAATGCAGGTAATCCAAACTATGCTTTATTTAATACAGCTGGAGCAAACACAATTGTACTTACCCCAGCACAAATGCCAGTTCACTCACATGCTGCCACAGCTACATCAAATGCTACAATAACTCCTAATCCTCATAGTCATAATGTTGCTGGTTCAGTTCAGCCTGGTGGTGCTGGAGATGCTTCTAGAAGAGGAGTAATTGCAAATGTCACTACAAGTAGCGTAGATCTTTCTGTTGCTGTAAACACATCTGTTACTCTTGCTAATGCAGGAAGTGGAGCAGCTCACTCAAATATTCAGCCTGTAATAGCTGCATATTATATAATGTATATTCCTTAATAGATTTAAACTTAATATAAATGGCTTGTCAACCTGGAGATCCTTGTTATGATGCTTATTATCATCCTAGTGATAACTGTGGTAATGTTCCTTGTGAAACTACAGCAGATCATGTTATATACAATGGACCTAATCTTCCTTATACAGGAATTCATACTGGACAAAATTTAGATTGTGCACTATCGTTAATAGATGATGCTTTTAGTAATGGTGTTGTAGGTTTGAATGGAACTTCTGGAACATCTGGTTCTAGTGGTAATTCAGGAAGTTCTGGAACATCTGGTAGTTCAGGTGTTACAGGAGCTACTGGTTCTTCTGGTACATCAGGAAGCTCAGGCATCAATGGAGCTGCAGGAAGTTCTGGTTCAAGTGGTATAGATGGTTCTAGTGGTACGTCTGGTTCTTCTGGTAGAGAAGGATCTAATGGTACATCAGGTTCTTCTGGTCAAAGTGGAACTGCAGGTACTTCTGCATCTAGTGGTCTTTCTGGTAGTTCTGGTAGTTCTGGAACTTCTGGTATTGATGGTAGCTCAGGAACTTCTGGTGAAGATGCTACTGCAGGTACTTCAGGTAGCAGTGGTTCTTCTGGTAGTTCAGGTTCAAGTGCCTCTTCTGGTACTTCTGCATCTAGTGGAACTAGTGGTTCTTCTGGATCTAGTGGTACATCTGGAACTTCTGGATCATCTGGATCTACTGGTACTAGTGGTAGTTCAGGAACTAGTGGAACCTCAGGATCTAGTGGAACTTCTGCATCTTCTGGAACATCTGCATCTTCTGGAACTAGTGGAGTTAATGGTACATTTGGTACATCAGGACAAGATGGAGATAGATATTTATCAACTTCATTAACTTCTTTAACAATAGGAACAGGTTCCAAGAGTTTAGTTACTGGTACAAATTTAGCATATAGTGTAGCACAAACTATACTCTTAGCATATGATGGATCTAATACAATGCAAGGTTCTGTTACTTCATATAATTCAGGAACAGGAGCAATGATTGTAAACATTGTATCTACAACAGGCTCTGGTACATATGCTTCTTGGGAAGTAAACTTATTTGGTGCTGCTGGTGGTAATGGAACTTCTGGTGTTTCTGGATCAAGTGGAACTTCTGGAACTAATGGAACTTCAGCAACTGCTGGTACGTCTGGTACAAGTGGATCTTCTGGTACTGTTGGTACATCTGGTTCATCAGGCACATCAGGTATTGCTGGTACAAAAGGCACATCAGGTACAAATGGTACCTCTGGAATAAATGGAACATCAGGAACAAGTGGTTCTTCTGGAACTTCTGGTTCTAGTGGTTCTTCTGCTACTAGTGGATTAACAGGCACTGCTGGAACTTCTGCATCATCTGGTAGTTCAGGTACATCAGCATCAGCTGGTACATCTGCTACAGCAGGTACAGCAGGTTCATCTGGTACAAGTACAGGTACAAGTGGTACATCAGGAATAAATGGTACACCTGGTGTAATTGGTACATCTGGAACTTCTGGAGGAACAGGTGCTTCTGGTACAAGTGGAACAGCAGGTAGTAGTGGAACAAGTGGAGTTAATGGTCCTGTAGGCCCTCAGGGAGCTACTGGTCCACAAGGTCTACAAGGTGCTACAGGTCCAACAGGTCCAATAGGTCCACAAGGTGCAACAGGACCAACTGGCCCTCAGGGTTCTCCTGGTCCTACTGGTCCACAAGGAGCAACAGGTCCAACTGGAGCAACAGGTAGTCCTGGTCCAACTGGTCCAATAGGCCCAACAGGTCCAACAGGTCCTGGATTTACATCTATCTCTCCAGCAACTAATGGAGCTATTGTAATATCAAATGGTAGTTCTAACTCTGCTTTTACAAACTCAAGTGTAACAGTAAGTGGTAATAATATATATGCAGATGCTTTCTTCCAAAACTCTGACTTAAGACTTAAAACTGTTTTAGGTGCTGTTCAATCAAATAATATAGAAACTGTATTATTTGCTTGGAATGATCCAGATAGAGATACTAAGCAACATTGGGGATACATAGCACAACAAGTGCAAACATATCTTCCTGATGCTGTAGAAGAGAAAGAAGATGGATTTTTAACAGTGGATTATTCACAAGTACATTCTTGGAAAATATCACAATTAGAGAAGAGAATTGCAGAATTAGAAGCTAAAATTAATTCATTATGAGTTGGGCTGGAATAGCAAACAATCAAATAGTATCAGATACCAATTTAGCAGATGCTTGTAATACAGGAGTGTTTACAGCTAAAACATCTATACCTTCAACTGGAAGAATGCTTACAAATACAGCAGCTTCAAATTATGCATACGTAAATGTTGCAGGAGGTGTAGCTTCAAATCAGCTTGTAACAAAAAATTCTTTGAGTTTATATAAAGCATGTACATATGGACCTTATAATCAGTATGTGTACGCAACTGATGGAGATAGAGTGTACAAATCTACAGATGGAGGATTTACATTTGCTTATTTCACAGCACTTCCTTACTCCCCTGGTGTTTATGTTTACACTGCATTAGCAGCTAGCTCAACAGGACAATACGTTGTTGCTGGAGGTAATCTATCAAATGTAGTTTATGTGTCTAATGACTATGGAGCTTCTTTCTCTACTGTCACTGTATCTGGTGCGAGCCCTTTTGCTAGCTTTTTTATATGTGATATAGACATTTCTGGAAATGGTCAGTACATAGGTATTGCAGGAAAGAACTCATCTGGTAATGGTTCTGGTCAAGGTACAATAGCAGTGTCAAGTAATTATGGTGCTTCATTTTCAGTATTTACAGGAAGTTATTCTGCAAATACATGGACTAGAATGTCTATGTCTGTTTCAGGTGATGGATCTCGTATGTCTTATGTAGCACTTAGTTCAGTTAATAGTAACTCAATTAGATATTATTCAAATAATTATGGAGCTTCTTGGACATCTGGTGGTGTATCAGCTAATACATTATTCTATGATGTTTGTATGAATTATACAGGTCAGTATCAAATTGTTATAAATTATGGAACTGATCCAACTGCAGGAGGTGGTGCTGGAGGTCAAATAAATGTAAGTAATAACTATGGTTCAGGTTTCTCTGTAAGAGCCAATATAGGATGGGTTAGTTATTGTGGAATATCTAATGGAGGTACTGTAATGTACGTTGTTAGTAATAATGGAGATAATCCTACAGGTTTTATATCTACAAATTCTGGAGGTAATTTTTTTCCAACAGGAGAAACTAATCAATTTAATGTAAATTGTAATGGAATGGCAGTAGGTGATACTTTAATGTTAACAAGTGCTAAGCCATATTATTGTAGATTTAATTATCCATATTTTGGAGGAAGTGGTCCCTACTTAAATTATTATATGCCAGAAAGTAACACATACTGCTCTGGTAGTCAACCATTATCTTCAACATATACTTTTACTAAAGTTTTCAGAAAATCATATTCTTATTAAAACCAATCATGACAGTAACAATAACACTCACCCTAGCAGGATCAGATACAGGTCCTTTTAATTTATACTCAAATGTAGATGGATATGCTTCTGCATTTCAAACTAACGTACCTAGAGGTACATTAGAGGCAGGTCTAACTACAGCTACAGTTCCTGATGGAACCACAGAGATATTAGTAAAATCTACAGGAGTTTGTCAAAGAGACCTCTACTTAAATGTATCAGGAGCTCCAGCAACAACTACTACAACGTCTACAGCTGCACCATCTACAACTACTACTACAAGCACACCTGTTCCTCCTGAATACAGATTGGCTCAGATAGGACAACAGGCTAGTCCAGGTGGATGTCCTTTAGGATCAACATTAAGAATATATCTAGATGCTTCTGATTATGCATTGTTCATAGCAAATAGTAGTCAATTTGCTAATCTAGGAGGAGGTGGTCCTACAACTTGTACAGCTATTGCTAGGACAATTACAGGTTTCCCAATCAGTGGCTATCTATATGATAATCAAGGAATTACGTGGAAACTAACTGGTGGCAACTTTACATATAATGAGGATCAATGTTAATATAATTTAAAACCTCTGTTTGTT